GAGCCCGGCAGAATGGAGTAACGCGCTGCCGATCCTGTGGCCGCAGGCGCGCGACGACTGGGGGCTCGCCGCCTATGTCGGGTTGCTCGAGCACGGCGACACCAACGTGCTGGCGACCGCGCCGGTGCCGCTGGTGCCGTATGTCGTGCTGGCCGGTGATCAGCCGGCGATTGCCGCGGGCGATCTGTTGGTCGACGGCGTCGCGGCACACACCCGCCGGCCGTTCGGCGTCGGGCGCTACAGCACGGTGGTGTATTCGGCCTACCCGCCGGAGGGCGGGGTGTTCGACATGGCCCTCGCCGGGCTCGGCTACGAGTGGGCGGCGCTGGACGCCGCCTGTGCGGCCTGGCAGCCGCTGCAGGTGATCGCCGGCGGATGCGCGCCATGAGCGATTACACGCTGACCGCGAATTTTTCGCTCTACAAGCCCACGCCGGGCGCCGACGACGATGTCTGGGGCGACCACCTTAACCTCAACGCTGATACGCTCGACGAATTAATTCAGCGCTACCTGCCGCTTTCCGGTGGCGGCATGGTCGGCCCCTTGACGCTGGCTGGCGACGCCGCCGCATCATTGCAGGCCGTGACGTTGCAACAGCTAAACGGCGCAATTGCCGGAGCTCCGTTCCTGCCGCTTTCCGGTGGCAGCATGGTCGGTTCTTTGACGCTGGCTGGCGACGCCGCCGCATCATTGCAGGCCGTGACGTTGCAACAGCTAAACGGCGCAATTGCCGGAGCTCCGTTCCTACCGCTGACGGGCGGCGCCCTAACTGGGTCGCTGACACTGGCCGCAGATCCGGTGGGCGCGCTGGGGGCTGTAACCCGGCAGTATGCCGACCTGCGTGTGCTACGCAGCGGCGACACGATGGTCGGCCCGCTGGTGCTTTCGGGCGATCCGGCCACTGCCCTTGGCGCATCTACCCGCCAGTACGTTGATGCGCAGATTGCGTCAGCGAACAGCACAACTGCCGCAACCTATGTGCCGCTGTCGCAGAAGGCGGCCGCACTCGGTGTTGCCACGCTCGATGAAACCGGCAAGCTGCTGTCCGCCCAGTTGCCATCGGTCGCCACCGGCACGCTGAGCTACAAAGGCGGCTGGAATGCCGCCACCAACACCCCGACCATGGCGTCGGGTGCGTTGGCCGGCGGCGTGCTGCAGCCCATCGGCAATTACTACGTGGTCACCGTGTCGGGCACCACGGCGGCGATCGACGGCGTGACCAGCTGGGTGGCGGGCGACTGGATTTCATCCAACGGCACGATCTGGCAGCGCGTGCTGAACTCGACGTCGCCATATCTTCCACTGACGGGCGGTACACTCTCAGGTGCGCTGACCACCTTCGGCGGTGGGATTGTCACTCAGCTCGATCCGCGCATTCCCGACGTGGCGTATGGCTGGCAGGACGCCGCTGGCAATGTCGGCGCGACGATCGACACGGCCGGCGCGTTCCACATGCCGGCAGCCTATGTCATGGGCAATCCCACGGTGGCACTCGGCGTCGCGCCGAAGCAATACGTGGACAGTGCCGTCGCCGCCGGGCCGTTCGTGCATCTCACCGGCGACGCGATGACCGGACCGCTGACGCTGGTGGGTGGCGCGATCGCGACGACCCCCGATCCGCATGTGCCAGGCGTCGGTTTTGCGTGGCAGGATGCTGCCGGCAATATTGGGCTGATGGTTGATCCGACCGGCGGCATCCGCTTCGGCGCCGCTTACGTCGCTGCTGCGCCGACGCAACCTCTCGGCGTCGCGTCGAAAGGCTACGTCGATTCCGCGATCATCGCTTCGGGGCCGATCATCACCAGCGGCACGATCACGCCGAGTCTGCTGGTGCTACAGGAGAACTCCATTGCCGCGCTGGATCCGCGCGTGCCTGACTACAAGTTCGCCGTGCAGGATACGCCGGGTAATGTTATCGGCGGTATCGACACCAGCGGGCAGCTCGCCTGGCACGCGCTCCGGGCGGATGTTGCCAACGTCGCCAGCGGCACGATCACCCAGCTTGCGCTGGGCAGCTACAACGTAACCGCCGCGGGGGTTGATCAGGCAACGGCTACGCCATTGCCACCCGGCGTGGCGTGGATCACCGCGGCGGCCTCCGGCACTGGTGTTGTGCTCACCTCGGTGCCCGGCGGCGTGTGGTCGATCTACCACAACGGCGCCAACCCAGTGTCGGTCTATCCGCCTGGCAGCGCGGCGCTGGGAGCCGCAGCTCCCGGATCGCCGTTGTCGCTAACGCCAGCGACCAGCGTGATCCTGTGGCAGACCTCGCCGACCAGTATCGGGGTGTTGCAGGCAGGCGGCGCCGGAGGTGGTGGCGGCAGTGTGTATGTCGGAACCGGGTTCAACCAGCCGCGCGATGAACATGATCGAGTCGCCGACACCGTCAACGTCTTTGATCTGGTGTCCGGGCTGGATCCGACCGGCGTCGCCGACAACAGCGCGGCGATCAAGACGGCGCACGACGCGGCGCGCAGCAAGGGCTACAGGTTCCTGAGTTTTCCCAAGGGCATCTATAACGCCCCGTCTCTGACCACAGCGGCCGGCGTCATCTTTGTCGGCGATGGCGCGAGCCTCAAGGGCGCCTACCGCAAGCTGATCCTGCCCATGCGCGCTGGCTCGTATGGCCGGCCAGCGGCCACGGTCACGCCGACCATGGTGCCCAGGCTGCGCGCCGCGATGGCCGCTGCCACAACGGTTAGTCCTGCAAAGATCGCGATCGTCGGTGACAGCACCACGGCGCTCGCCGCTGACACCGCGTCAGGCGAGAACCTGAAGTCGCTGCTGTTCCGCAAGCTGAAGAAGGACTTCGGCAACGTCCCATTCGTGATCGATGAACTGGGCATTGGCGGGTCGCGGTTCGATCATCTGGCGATCCCTGGTCCGCCGGTCGGTCTGACGTTCCCGCCTTGGTACACCAACACGTCGCTACGCTGGATGTCCTATGTCCAGTCGGGCAACTACGATCTGGTGATCCTGAACTTCGGCACCAATGACCAGATCAACCTGGACATCTGGTGCATCGACAGCATCGTCACCGAGATCCAGGCGTTCGCGCATCCCGCCGACATTGCGTTCACCGCGCAGTACACGCCGCAGCTTAATAATGCGGGGACGGGAACACGTGCGGGGCAGGAGGGGCGGGAATACGCCGAGGGTTACGTGCGCACCTATGCATCGCGCAAGGGCTTCGGGCTGTTCGACTTCAACCGGCAGACGACGCTCGTGCGTGATGGCTACGATCCGCTTGAAGGCAGCATGAAGCTGCTGGCGATCGCCGACCAGAACTTCCCCTACACGCTGCCGCAGGAGACCCTGCACTATGCGTGGCGCGGCATCGTCGCTGCCGGCGTATGGGGTCACGGCAAGCTGCAGTTTCAGATCGGCTCGCGCGCGGACAACCTGTTGATACTGGAGCGTGACGGTCCCACCGGGCATCTGGCGTTCACCGTGCAATCGATCGCGACCGCCTCGCCGTTTATCACGACTGGGACGATATTCAATTCGGTGCCGCGTACGGTCACGCCGCTGGATCTCACGGCGGATCCCGTCGTGAGTTACGATTTCGAGGTGCGGGGCGGGCAGGTGTTCTGTCGTGCGACCTCAGGCAGTAATTTCTACGAAATCAACGTCATGGCGGATCGTTACGGCGGGTTGTTCACGCCGGTGATCTCGTGGTCGGACGGATCAACCTCGGTGTTCGTATCGGTCAAGCTGGCCACCGCGTTCCAGCCCAATCTCTACATGCCGCAGGCGACCGACGATGAGATGTTCATCGACGGCCACGGCGCGGATGGCCTGACGCATATCCAGGCCGGTGGCATGGCCAAGGTGTGGGCGCCCGTGATCGACGGCGCCCGGTTCGTATAGGGGATGCGCTCATGCCCACTGCTCTCACGCTCGCTGGGGTGGATTTCTCCGCCAACCCGTTGATCAAGGCATTGCCAACCATCGCCGGGCTGCAGGCGTGGGCGTATTTTGGCACTGACCTGGCACACTCGCAGAACATGGTGGCGGGAGCTTCGGCGTTTACCCACTACGGCACCGGGCCGACCTATCTGTCCAATGCCATCCGCTGCCCGAACGGCGTCGGTGCGATCCAGACGCCGGTTCCGGCCTTCGCCGCTGAGACACATCTGATCGTCTGCAAGTGCAACGCCCAGTCGTCCGCGCGTGGCTCTGTCTCGATCGTGCAGAACCTCACGACCGGCGGTAGCTCGCTGGGGTTCGGATCGCTGCAAGGCGGCACGTTTATTCCGCAGAACTTCACTTTGCAGAACACGTCCGGCACGCCGGGAAGCGCGGTGGTGAATGTCACCGTTCCAGGCACGACTTCGCACGCCTTCTATGCGGGGACCAATGGCGGCGGCACCATTGCCCAGGCTTATGACCTGACGCACGCCACTAGTGCTTCCGCCACCGGGACGGGCACTAACAACTTCTTCGGCACGCACATCGTCGGCTCAACCGCTGGCGCGCCGACCACGCCTGACACGTCGGTCGATATCGCGTTCTGGGGATACTACTCGGCGGTGCTGACCAAGCCGCAGATCGACGCGATTTATGCGAGCGTTAAGCAGTCGCTGGCGTTGCGCGGGATCGCGGTATGATCGAGCCCAACACGCCGATTGCCGTCAGCATGAGCGCGCAGCAATGGGGTGTCGTGCTTGAGGCGCTGAGCCATGCGCCGTATCGGGTAGTGGCGCCGATCTTCGCCGCCATCCAGCAGCAATGCATGGAGCACGACCAGGGGACCGAGCAGATGCCGTCGCGGGTTAACGGTGGCGCAGCCAATGACCGAACCGCTCCCAGGCCAGCAGGAAGCGACGGAAGCAGGGGCGCCTAGCATGGCGGATCCAACCACCCCCCATTATAATTACACCCTGCCGACGGTCGGCCTGGACCGCGACGCCTGGGGCGACCTGATCAACAACAACTGGACCAAGCTGGACGCCGATCTGTGGACGGCGACCAGCGGCGGCGGGTCACTGCAGACGCAGATCAATGCCATCAAAGCCGCGCTCGCCAATACCATCGAGCCGGTCGGCTCGCTCAAGCCATGGCCGACGGCGACGAGCCCTGGCGGCTGGCTCCCGTGCGACGGCTGGGCGATCAGCCGCAGCGGCTTTCCGGATTTGTATGCCCTGATCGGCAACACCTACGGCGCGGGTGACGGCGCCACCACCTTTAACTTGCCGAACTACGTCGGCCGCGTGTTGGTGCATCGCGACAACGGCACCATTTTCGTTGGCACCCTACACGGCGAAAGCGGCCATGTGCTGACCGCGAACGAAATGCCATCGCACAGCCATACCGGCATCACCGACTTGCAGGGCGTGCATAACCACACGGTGGACCCCGGCTTGCTGGGTAGCGCCGCCGCCGGCTTCCAGCAATTCATCAGCGTTCCGAACCAGGCCGGCGGCACGCCGCTGACCACCAGTCTCGCCGGCGGGCATCAGCACAACCTGTCCATTGCCGCCGCCGGCGGCGGTGCCGCGCACAACAATATGCAGGCGGGCGTCGGCGTGCTGTGGATGATCAAGGCGACCAAAACCGTTATTCCGTAGGAGGACGACATCATGTCTGAGCAACTGCCTGCCGA